ATGGCAAAGAAGTACAACAAACCTATCATTGCTGTTCAGCCATGGGGAGCAGAACGCACATCCTCTATCGTAAAAAATGCAGCAGATGTTATCGTTGGCTGGAATGCAAAATCTGTTGCCAATGCTGTCCGTAACTACGCCATTTATCAATCACTATAACTATTTGTTACATGAAAAAGGCATTGTTGATTGGGATTAATGATTATCCCGAAGGAAATGAATTGACAGGGTGTATTGAGGACATCAATAGCGTTAAAGCTGCAATTGAACGACATGGTGACGGATCTCCTAACTTTGGCGTAAAAATGATGCCAAATGTACAGACTTCAGGAGAAGTGATGGATGCTATTCGTAAACTTTTTGCAGGAAATGATGATACTGCTCTCTTTTATTTTTCTGGGCATGGCTATATGAATAGCACTGGTGCAGAAATTGTTATGCCTCAAGATATAGCTACCCCTGGTCAATATTATACGGGGATACAGATGTCAACAATAATGAGTATTGTTAACACTTCCAAGGTTCGCAACAAGATTATCATTTTGGATTGTTGTCACTCAGGCAATATCGGGAAATACGAACTTCAGGATGTAGGTAGCATTTTAAATACAGGAGTTTCAGTCTTAACAGCTTGTCGTGAAGACGAAGTTGCTATGGAAGCTGGTGGTCATGGTCTTTTTACAGAATTATTATGTACTGCGCTAAATGGCGGAGCATCGGATTATTGCGGTAACATTACTATTGGCGGTGTATATGCATATATCGATCGCTCTTTTGGACCTTGGGATCAAAGACCTGTATTCAAGACTAATGTTACGGAATTTGCTCCATTACGTACAGTTACGCCACAGGTATCATTGTCAATTATTCGCGAATTAACAAACCTGTTTACAAATCCCAATAACGATTTAGCTCTAGACCCATCTTTTGAGGATACGAACGACCCATCTGTAAATCATGAATATATTCTCCCTTATGCAGATGCGAACAACGTTAGAAAATTCAAATTACTTCAAAAGTTGCAGAGTATAGGGTTTGTAAAACCTATAAATGAGGAGTTCATAGTACCGGATGTCAGTTGACAGAGTTGGGAAAGTATTATTGGCGATTAGTAAATGAAGGAAGAATCTAATATGAAGTATTTTAGCGAGGCGTATTTTCGTAACATAGCATATAGCACTCCCCTTTACGAGCAACGTACATATAGCGATAATCTTCAAGGAGCATCTCTATATAAACAGTTTGATATATTCCTTTCATACAATATTTCTGATTTGAATGTTGTAAAAGGTATATATTACACTTTGTCGAAAATGGGGTTACAAGTATATCTTGACTGCATTGTTGATGTTGACTTGAAAAGGAATGAAACAAATAAAGATACAGCAAAAAGGTTGCAGAAAAGATTAATGAGCAGTAAATCTTTAATTTATGCTCAATCACCAGAAGCTGGAAGAAGTAATTGGATGCCATGGGAATTAGGTGTCGTGGATGGACATACTGGTAAATGTATGATCATGCCTGTTACAAAAGATGCGCAACATGCAAGTCCTCAACGGGAGTATTTACTTCTCTATCCATATATTATGCCTTATGGTATTGAAGGACAGATGAGAGTCTTCACAGAGTCATATCCTTATAGTGGAGAAGATCTTAGTTCATATATACGGAAATAACTCATAATATTAAGCAGTGCATTCTCGGCTGCATAATTCGAGATTGACCTAAAAAGAAGATTATGGCAACAAATCCACCGTCAGGAGACGGACATCGCAATGGTGCAGTAAGAAATCGTTCACAGGTTTATAATCCCAAAACTGAACAATGGGTAAAAAGGGATAAAGATACTGGGCGTTTTATGGATGTCAAACAAGATGGTACACCGTTTAAAGGTGTGCGAAAAGAAAAGTGAGTTAAAACGAGGGCAAGAGTATAACTTGCCCTCGTTTATGCTTACATCGGTTTTATCATTGATTCAATAAATGAGATTTCTTCGTCTGTAAGATTGTATTTGACATACAGTTGTTTGTCAATTTGAACAGATGAAAGCGACCAATCAATATCGCTTTCCTTCGAGAAGTCCTGCGTCGGGACAAAACGGAATGTTTTGGCCGTAGCATCTTGACTTGACTTCGCTTGACAGTGCATGAACCTCGCAAAGCGAGATTTGAGATATAGGCAAATATTTACGCACTCATCATACGAAACATTGGAATCTGCGAATATGCAAAGGTAAGATTCTGTACAAATTTCGTTAGGCTTTCCAACAAACGCATTAAGATTGTCATCATTAGCCTCTGTGCCAATGTTGTTTGCTCGAGGAATGATTACTTTGAATCTATCAATCCAGTTAGTGTGCAAAGGAACAAGATTACGTTCCACATACCCTTTTTTGAGACCTTTACCAATACAGACAACAGGAGTTGTCAGCCCATCAGATGTTTCATGAAAATTGGGATCGCTCACGAAATAACCACGCAAGCCAAATGGTCTCAATGGTGATACAAATGATTGGATGTATTCACTACTCTGTTCCGTTACTTTGGTGATGATTGAAATACTTCTACCATCTCGGATAAAAATATCAGAGGTATTCTGAGCAAGGCTTCTTTGAGAAGCATATACGCCAGTTTCTGTATGAGAAATTATGGTAGGTGCGGTTTTTATGTTATCATATTTTGCGTCCATTAGGAAATAGCATAATCCACCTTTGATCCCACATTACTGAAAAGGTCTGATGCTTTCGGATAATCGTGCAAGCTGCGAATAGTTTTGTCTGATAGCATATCTGCACGAAAGTCATCAAGCCCTCGTCCTCCTGCATACCAACGAGCAGGCATAATCATTGAAATAAAATTGGGTTGAACTTTTTTAGCTATAGAAACAAAATACTGATAAACTGGCACAGAACTTGCTTGTGCGTCTCCATCCATAACTTGATACGGTGGATTTCCCACTATCGCATTGAATTTCATATTCTTTATTCCTGTTCTTTCTGAAACGAATTTATCAACCTGCTTGATAAAGTGTTCAGGTTTGTTTTTAATTTGATTGATTAAATCCTCAAAGTATCTGGTGTTTACCTTAGCCTTGCGGAAGCCTATCAAGGTTCGTTTGGTGATGCTCTTTGCCATGGGAGTTTTGCAGATGACAAAGATGTTTTCTGCGACAACCTTGTCCCAGATTTGTTGTTCGTCTTCGATACTTGACACCGAAAATAAAGAGTTCTTTACTCGTGTACGGTAAATGCTGTATGCCATATAGAGGGGATATAATCCCGATTTTGAGTTGATTTCAAGAATACGAGAATCCTCGGCAAATACATTGGCGGTCACTTCACCCTTGTCAATGAAACGAGGTTCGGACAGTGTGGTTTCATACCCTTGTTCAAAGAAGTTATATCCACCCAAACAGTCGCCAAGGTGCATATTCACCACACGCCAAGGAGTAAGCACCGTTTCCTTATCCGGATTACGGAATGTACTGAAAATATCCGTTATGCGCTCGATGCGTTCCTCCACGCTGAGTTTGTCGGCAGCACGAGCCATAGCCCGGATACGCTTTCCGGCTGCACAGAATATCTCCGGGTCATAGTATTTCTTGATGTTGTTGAATTTCTGTTTGGTAACACCCTTAGGCATAAATTCTTCCCACGATTGAGGGTCGATGAGCGAAGCGAAGTTGTCAATGGTGATTTCTTGAGACTCGTCTTTCAACTCTGCTCCATAAATCAGCAAAGGCATACGGATGGATATACCCCGAAGAATGGAAATAGCGGCTTCCCGATTGTTCTTTTTCTTCTTCAGTTCTTCCAGTCGTTGTTTCTCCTCCTCTGTCAAAGGCTGTTTGTCCTTACCTTTCTTCTTGGATTTCTTTTCAAGACTTTCAAGTTCCTCGTATTGCTCATCAGTCAGCCCCTGATTGTTGATGTCCACTTGATTCGTCTTGGGCATGGCTTTTGTCTGACCGATAATCTTTTTGAGGTCATCGAACTCTTGCAACTCCAAATCATTGAGTTTCATTAACTCATCATTATACAGACTTCTGTCCTCAAAGCCATTGCGCACGACACGTTCCACATAGACCTTTTTGAGTTGTTCCAACATCCTTGGCACATCAAACTGATTCATCTTGGAACCCTCGATGGATATTATCGGGCAGAAATTCAGGAACTCGCCCATAATCTTACGGTCGTTGCCACTGGTCTTTCCTGTCTTGGATGAAATCTTGGCTGTTTCTGCTATCACTTTCAATGTTCTGTCCGGTGCGAAGTCAAAGACATAGCATTGCTCTTTAACCTTTCCGTTGATAGCGGCAGGAGTCTGCACACGGAAGATAGTCTGCATATAACTGGAGGCAGCCGTGTTATACGAGCCTGACAGCATAAACACAGCTGTCCAAGCCTTCACACTGACACCCGTTGTCAGTCTGCCACAAGACAAGGTAATGGTACGTGTGGCATCAGGGTCTTTGCCAATGGCTTCTTCTACCGCCACAAGTGCATCCTTGCTTTCTTCATCCTCATCTCCATTGCCTGCAACATTCACAACCTTGAAATGTTGGAATACCGAATGTGTCTGCAACATGGCACTCATCGCCCGTGCCTCCTTCACTCCAGGCAGCATCCACAGGGTATGACGGAATATATTGCGGTATTCCTCATTGGCAAACGGATAGCAACTCTCCCGGTCCTCTTTGGTTATAAGATTCAAGAAAGCACTTACATCCTTGTCATGAACGAAAGTTCCATTGTCATTTACACGGAAGAACTCACGGAAGTTGAATGCCACATCTTCGTCCACGAACTCATTGAGTAATCGTCCGAGGTCATAGGTGTAAATGTTCATGGTTGGCAGTGATGCGTATGGATTCGGGTCGCCAAAGTGCAGCTCATCCCAAGACGCTTTGGCACGCTGTTCCATTACATAGTCCCAAGTATATATCTCATCCTCCTTGAAATCGTCCAACAAATTGAATGGAGTGCCGGAAAGACGCAGAATCTTGGTCTTGTCCTTCGTAAGTTCCTGCATTACAGCCTTACCCAAATCTGTCTGTGTGCCTTCGTGCGCCTCGTCCACGATGATACAGTCCCATGCGGTGGCGAACACTTCATTGTTCTTATCAAAGTTGCCGCCTACAAGTTCAGAACCACGCAAGTCTTGCATGGAAGCAAAGTAAACATATTTGCATTGTCCTTGTTTTGCTCTTGTTTCCAGCGAAGTATGACTATCACCGTTATTCTTTGAGCCGTATGCAAAATCCCGCCTATCATAGAATATCTTGCCAAAGTCCTCAAACCAACCGCTATCAACTACCGGACGGTGGGTGAGAATCAAGGTTCGGCTGAAATCCATATCTTTTACCTCCTGTAATGCGGACAGCGTCTTACCAAATCGCATCTTGGCGTTCCACAGCATCTGGTTTCCTTTCTTGAACTGCTTTTTAGTCTTTTCAATAGCTTCACGCTGTTCCGGTCGGAATACAATAGGACTTTTGTCGTGTGAAACCTCAGCAGAAGATAATGATTCACGCCCCTCTTTTACGGCGATTATTGCCCGTTTAACTGTTTCAAGATCGGTAATAAACCACTCGTTGGCTTTGTTCTCGGTATCAAATATCTTTTTCTTGATACCTGAACGCTCCAGCACGCTATGCACTTCCTTGTCATTGAAAGAACACAAACCATACTTGCTGTTGTATATCGTAAGTTCCGTATATAAGAGGTCGTATGCTATACCTGCCGTTTGCGTATATTGATTGATACGTTTCTTGGCAGACTCGTTGAGAGCCTTGCTGTTGGGAGCAAGACCGAAAACATTGTCATTGTCACAAGTGGCTTCGCCCACTTTCAGACATCCCTTGTGCGCAGCATCGTTGATACGGAACACATATATCAGTTTTAACTTTAGTGAAGATGTGAATTTCATACCGCACTATTTTATTAGGTCTATAAATCGGATTCGTTTTCCCTTTTTGCCTGTTGCCTTGTCGGTAGCATGCCAATCCTTGATTTGGCAATAGACCCCATTGTGCCTGCGGATGTCATCTTTCAGACATCCTTCACATTGGGTGACCACTTCGGTAGTCCCGAACAAGTCGGCTACAACTTCCCTACGTTCTCCGCAACTATTTGGAATGACACCTCTTAATCCGTCCATCTGCCATACGTTCCACGAAATGATGTAAGCGATGTAGTTGATAGATTTCAGTAAAGGGCATTTGCCAAATTTCTGTTGAAAATACTCCACAAAAGAGACAAGCATAGATTCTCGGGCAATGAGTAGATTGTCTCCCTGCCACTCGTAACCGTAGGTACTTTTATAGGCTTCTTGTGCCCACTCAAGCCATTCGCCCGAAGTGGATGTGTTCTCGCTTACCACCCTTAGTTTGCGGTCAAGCAAACCGATACGCTGTTCCAAAGGGATAGTCTCTCCTGTCGTGGTATCATAGCGGCTAATCAGATATGGGGCTTCTCCGCAAGTGATTTCCAGTCGGATATCACGCACATAATCCTTCCAACTTTTGCCCTCCGGGAATATGATACAGCCTTCCGTTGTTTTCCATTTATGATGTCCCTGTTCGTCTGCATATTCGGTATTGAAAACATCCTTTCGTCCGAACCATGCTTCATCAATCAGGTTGTTCTGTGCATTGCATATCCATGATGGAGTGAAGACCTCAGCCATATCACGGGAACGGGTTGATTGGGTATCACGGCTTTTGAGGACACGAGGCATGATGATATGTCCGTTATCTCCTGTTATAAGGTGTGGGAGGATAGGGGAATTGTATTGGTATTCTTTGCCAAGATGTTCATAATCTGAAGTAGCCCAGAAGATATTGCGTTGCATTTCGTCCCTGCTCGTGGTGTGGTCTTTGAGCAAGGTGTTCAGCAATTCTGGTGAAAACTGGAATATGCTATCTTCCAATATATCAACTTCGACAGGCATTTTATATCAAGTTTACGCCCGTCTCTTCTTATGGAAATAAGGGAAAAAGGTTCTTCTCTTGGTAAGCGTTGGACGGATTCGCTAAACATTCATGGTTTCACAGCAAATCCAGTATTCTTTTATTGGCTTTATCTACTACTGTAGTATCCAGCGATGCAAGATAAATCTGTGTAGTGTTCTCAGAATCATGTCCCATTCCCTCGCTTATGACAGAAATGGGCACATTACGGCTCTTGGCGATACTTGCCCACGAGTGCCGACCGACATACATAGTTAATGGTATTGGCAAATCCAACTGCTTTCCAATTTTCTTCAACAGATGGTTCACACGGTGAAGTTCGTTGGCGTATTGCTTCCGATAATCTTCGTCCCGTTTTGTAATGATGGGCAAGAGGTATTCCGTTTCGTTTACTGGATATTTGTCAAGAATCTCTTGCATACACTTTTCCCATCTGATGAACAACTGCTGTCCTGTCTTACGTCTGCGATAGGAAAGAGTACCATTCTGCAAGTCCTTCTTTCTCAGATAAGCCATGTCGATGAACGACATTCCCCTTGTGTAGAAACAGAACAGGAACATATCACGGGCATAATCAAGATTGGGCTTCAATGACAAGTCCAGTCCTTTGATACGTCTGATGTCATTGAGCGACAAGGCTCGCTTCATTGTTTTCTCCACTCCCGTGTAAACGGACTTGAACGGATGTCGTTGCTCGGTCAGTCCATCTTCCACCGCACGGTTATAGACGGCTTTTAGAATACGCATATAGAAGGATATAGTATTGGGCGTATTTCCCCTTCCTTTCAAATAAGCCTCGTACTCTGCCAACAAATCCGCATTAAGCTGGTCAAACAAGACATCCTTGCCATTTATAAAACCGTTAAAACTTCTGAGTGCAGCTGTATAAGTCTCTGAGGTGCGTATTTTGCCCAAGCGTTTCAGTCTCGCTATCTGTTGGCTGATGTAAGCGTTGAATGACAATTCTTGCCTGTTTTCATGAAAGCGCATGACTACATCATCCGTTACGAATGTGCCGGATTGAAATAACTTGTGTATGATTTTGTTCAGCCTGTCCTTGTCCCACTTGATGCGTGAACCGATTGAAAGCAGGTAGTTGTTCCTCTCTTGTCCTGTCAATAGATGATGCAAGACAACCGTTTCGGAATGGCTGTCCCATTCCGAAACAAAAAGTTTATACTCGGTGTTTATCTGTCTGACCACACGGTTGTGAATGACCTGATAGTAGAGTGTGCCCTCCTTACCGTTTACGGTAGATGGACGGAACTTGACCTTTACTGATGCCATATCAGTCGGATTTTGATTGCTCCCACTTAGCGTACATCTCCCTTGAAAGTTCCACAATCTCCCTGCTCAACTTCACAAGATCAATGGTACAACTCTCCAGTTTGTAAAGCAACGCCATCGCCTTCTTCTCCGAAAAATGGCAGCGTAGCTCTTTGACTACCTGATTGTAGTTCGTACCAATGGCACGGAACTGGGCGTGAAAGTCCGACAGTTTAGTCGTGTAGTCCACCATCGTCTTGTCCACCTTCAGTACCTTGAACTTCTGCCCGAAGAAGTGTGCCTTGAGAAAGACGGCTTTAGCGTACACCTCTGATTCCTCGTACATCGTGAGAAACTTGTTCCATTCCTCATCATCGAAGCGCACCATCACGCAGTGTGTCTTCGGGTTCAACTTGGGATTTCTCCCGTACTTGCTCTTCTTTTTCATTCTTCTTATTCTTTTAGTTTAATGATTCATTCATAGTCTAATCTCCGATTAAAGAACCCCGAAATTATCCGACTGCGGAGGATAATTCAGCCCACGGCGGTGCAAGGATTTTCAGTCCCATAATTATATTTTTGAATAATTATGTGTTGTTTGAATTTTTATATGAAAATCAATGTTTTAAGCTTCCAAATGTGGCGATTTTATTTTGTTTATTTTTATCTATTTTTGTTTGTTTTTGTATTTTTGTGTCGAAATTGTGTGTTGAAATAATAATTATCCTATCAAATGAACTATTCAAAAGACGGAATAACAGTTGCGCCCATAATAGATACGAGTCATCCGAAAAAGAACGGAAAGTGCCCCGTAAAAATTCGTGTAACCTATCGCCGGGATCGTCGCTATTATCCGACGGGCAAAGACCTTACCTTGGATGAGTGGGAAGGTCTGACTACAACGAAGGTTCGCGCCCTTGTGGCCGTTCGTAAAGATATAGAAAGCAGTTACCAAATTGTTCGTGGGGTTGTTGAGGAATTGGCACGCGACGGTATTTTTTCATTCGATAGCCTCAACAAGCGATTGAAACGTTCGGGGGTTGATACTCTTAACCGTGCATTTGCGGCTAAAATAGCGGAATTAAAAGAGCAGGATCGTATCGGGTCAATGCTGGTTTATAATGTTGTTATACAGGGATTGGAGCGGTTTGCCGGGGATCGTATTGCTCTTGAATCTATAACGGTGGATTGGGTAAGACGTTATGAGCGCTTTCTACTCGGAGAAGGTAAGAGCCGTACAACGATCGGAATACACATGCGCCATTTACGAGCCATATTGAACGATGCTTGTCGATGCGATGCGATTAAACCCGCGCAATACCCGTTCGGCCGAGGGAAATATGAAATACAGGCCGGTGAGGGCCGTAAATTGGCTTTAACGCTGGAGCAGATCGGGCAGATCGCCCGCTATGAGGATGGGAACGAAGCAACGGCCAAATACCGGGATTATTGGCTGTTCCTCTACTTGTGTAACGGGATCAACGTCGCCGATTTCGTGAAATTGCGGTATCGTGATATTGTGGACGGTGAAATCTGTTTCGTGCGTCAAAAGACCGAGCGCACGACTAAGACCCGTAAGGAAATCCGGGTCGCGGTAGTTCCCCAGATGCAAGCTATTATCGACCGCTGGGGTAATACTCCAGCACCGAATAACTTTATTTTCCCAATTCTCGACGGGTCGGAGGATGCGGTGCAGAGCCACGCTAAAACAATAGCCGCTACCGGGTTAATCAATAAACGGATGCGGATGATCGGGGAGCAGCTCGAAATTGGGAACATATCGACCTATACGGCGCGTCATTCGTTCGCTACGGTGTTGAAGCGTGCCGGGGCGAATATCGCCTACATATCGGAAAGCCTCGGCCACCAAGATCTGAAGACGACGGAAAACTACCTTGCCAGCTTCGAGCGAGAGGAACGAGAGAAAAATGCTGCATTACTGACGAATTTTTAATACGATTATTTGCATAATGCGCCGCAGTGCAGTACCTTTGTCATATCGTGTTATTTTAGTTGGAATGATCGGCGGGGCACATCTTATTTCCGTCGGTCATTCCGTTTTTACTGCATTTCTCCTCTTGGATGTGGTGAATAGCAACAACCTCACGCCTAACCGACGCACTATTTCGCCGGACAAAGGGTGTTTCATTTTGGAACAGTGCTTACAGTGACGGAGAGAATGTCCGCCAAATGGACGATGAAACCTGGTGTTAATAGATTTTGCCTTTCCTGTTTCACCTTGCGAACGATGCTATTCTTGCTTTTGTAGTTTATAGGCGTGCACGATGCCTCATACTTTGCCTCAACTCCTTATGCAACACCTTGCAACTTATTCCCTACGTACTGCGCTTTTGCCAAGAGTTATACGGCATCGCGATTGATGAACAGCGAATCATTGAAGTGTTTTTTGTTTTCCCCTATGAAATACGGCAAATTCTTCGCCTTTTCGATTCTTTCGGTGTTGTCCTCGACCCATCGTTTGAAGTTGTCGGGCACATCCTTGACCTCATTCAGCGGTTCCTCCCAAAAATCCCTATCCGTGCCCTCGTTGGCTATAATTGGCACTGCATAGCACTTGCAGTTCGGGTGCCACCCGATGAATTTGAAAGATTTCGGATATTTTCCCTCCATTGCGTCACATATTTCCAGCGGCGCACGCCCTTTTTTGAAGCGCGGATACCAGAACTTTGCCAGCCACTGTACGTGCGATTTTGATGTTTTTACCTCATATCCGACAATAAAATCAAGTTGTTGCCAGCGGATACTGTCGGCTTCACGATAAGCGCTGTTTATTTCGGTGCGAGCCATACGCATAGCATTCTGATAAGATGACCGGTAAACGCCTTGCCCAGGGTGATAAGCCTGCGCCACTTTCGACAGGGTAAGATTGCCGAACGCATTTCGGACACGTCGAAATAGTTTGTCCGGCTCATTCAGATAGACGCGTACATCACGGCTTATATCGGCAGCGCTTCGGCCTTCGCTGATACCTATAGATAAGGATAATTCTATGTGCCGTTCGAACTGCTTGGCGATACTCCAAACTCTTTCGGATAAATTATGCCCGTAAGTTGTTCTACGTTGAAATGCCTCAAGTGCACCGAGATTGTGAAGCATCCATCCTTTTTTCGGATTGTCGAATAGTTGTTTTACCCATGAATCGTTCTTGTCGTTGGCAAAAAACCATTCCGAAGTGATCCCCGCTGTAATTATAGTGGACAACTTATTTCGGAATGAAGATAACGAGGCATCGGCTTGTTTACTACGGCTTTTGTTTGATGAGAAGGCGAACAATCGCCCCGTATTGGGTTGATATTTATATCCCATTCCCAGTCGAATCAATTCATCCGAGGCCACATCATACAAAGCCTCTATCTGTCGTAGATATTCTTCGACATGCGTTTTATGCTGTTGCTCCCATTGGGCGGCTTTCAAATTCAATCCGGGCATCGTTTCGAATTAGAATGTTGGCTCTATAATATTGTTCATAGATGCCTCTGCCTTCGCTTGCTTTATTCGCTCGATTTCAGCGGTAACATCATCGGCCGTTCCCATTAGTTCAACGCCCTTTTCCAGCGACATAACGCCATCCTGCACAGCACGGCCTATAGCCGCCCAACGTGCGGTGACATCTTCATTGAACGGTTCGGCAAATTCGTGTTCTATTTTGAGCGCAGCCAAATCAGGACGCAAATGAATATGGGTTACATTCATCATAATAGCGAGAATAAGATTTTTCTCCCTATCTACGGCTATGTCGTATATCTCTTTATTATTTTCGCGCTTGATATATCCCAGTACCATCGCGCGTTTGATCGCTTCGCCCGACAAAGTTCCCAGCCCAGCCATTTTCTCGGGTGTAAACTCGGGCGTGAAAGTGTCGAACAAGATGGACTGCGCGAGGTCTTCCTTTTCCCGTTGCTGCGTCTCGGAAGAGGTCGGTGGATTGATGTACTCGAATTTTGAATCCGCTCCGGTCATCCGAATCATTTTCCCGGGCTTGTCGGCTCGACCTTTCAAAAAATCTACGACATCGCCCGTTGCTGCGGCGATAGGGTCTGCGAAATAGTTATTTGTGTCGGATATTTTGCTGTCTATATCCTCCTCGCGGTCTATGCGGGGGTTGAGGCCTCCCCACGCTTTATCCTGTCGGTAGTAGATAACATTGATTTTTCCGGTTGGATTGGGAGTTGCAATAACCTCCCAATTAAGAGATCCTCGTTTGCATCGGTAGATCGTATCAGGTGTTTGAATATCGAAATGCTCGATAGTTGATGTCCCCTCTTTAAGGTAGTACCCATACCCGAATGCAATGAGGTTCTCGTATAGGTCGAATAATGGACGTAGGGTGTATCCTTTCGACTTGCAAATTACCACAACTTTTACCTGCGGTTGGAAATTCTCGTCCCGATAGATGTGGTAGAGCTTGGCACATTCAGTTTCTGCTCCCGCAATGCGTTTTGCTTTACGCATGGAAACGTTGAATCGTGTATCTTGCAAAAATTGATTATATGCTTCGAAAGCCTCGTCCGAACCTTCGTTGTTCACCTTCTTCCATCGTATCGGATTCCCGAGCAGAAAGAATAGTTCCACCTCATTGATGTACTTCTGTCGTGCACGAGGCAACTTCTCGGTACGATAAGGCTCCTGGCCTTTCCGCATCTTATCGGCCTTTCGCATAATACGGTGGAGTTCGGGGTTATATTCCTGAATCGCCTGCAAAACCTCCGTATCGCGATTCTGCATAAGTGTTTGAGCCTGTGTAATGTCTTTGTCCTTGATAAGCGTAAGCAGATCACGTTCTGCACCGGTTGCATTCAGATATTTATTGCGTATCGCATTGAGTAGGTTGTCTATAAATCCCATATCCGTACTTTTTACCAAATTCCTAAATCCTCTTTGTCTAAATCTTCTTCATTGTTGAAATACCCCCGCTTTTCGATTACTCCGGTCAGGGCATCTTCGGCGTCGTCATGGCTGTTGAACTCCTGCTGCTTACGGTATGATTTGACATGCGAGGCGAACTCCGGCCATTTGTGCTCCCATCCGGTCGGAAAATAAATAAGGTTTTGCACTTCATTCGATCGCGTGAAAATACGCACCCTTTTGTTGGCGGTCTGCGTAAATGGGTTGAACGATGTAAAGTTGTTACCGATTATTCGGCACTGCGCCTCAACATTGCGCCCGAAAGACCTGCCGCCATTGTTGCTCTCGACGTAGCAGATCTCCGTCTTGTTTCGGGACAGCATCTCGGCTGTTGCCGGCTCGGTATATTCCATCGGTTTCTGTGTATATAAAATGTCCGTCACGAAATTGCCGATGGGAGTTTCCGTATAGCAAATAGAACACAGATAGTCACTGCCGGTATCAGCGGTATCCGTGTAGTTCTTTCGCTTCATAGATGCTGCATATGGAATTATGTCGTATGTCTTAAACTCTCCATACATCAAACCTTCCAGCGGCTTCGGGTTCTGCATATATTGCGTTTCAAAGACAAATGAGTTCGATCTCTCGATTTTGTGCAGTTCCTCCAGCGTATGCTTAAATTCCCAGAGAGGCTGTTCCTGTCCGTTTTCGTCATGCCAGATGCAGGGCAACGAAAGTACCGTCCATTCCTCCGGCTCGATCTCCTGAAGATAGCCGCATAGATCGTGCTCATGGAGCCGTTGCATAATGATTATGATAGGCGTATTGCGCGAGTTCACGCGGTTGCGGATAGTCGATTCAAAGCGATTGTTCACCCGCTCGCGGATCGTTTCGGATAGTGCATCTTCCGGTTTGATCGGGTCGTCGATAACAATAGCTCCCGCAAAATCGCTTTCCCACGCAGGAATAAAATCACCCATTTCGCGCCGCTCCCTATACGGATCATTTACTTGACCTGCACCAAATCCTGTAACCTGTCCTGCTGCACTTACTGCATACAGTCCGCCTCCGACGGATGTATACCACTTTTTAGCATTCTTGCTTTCGACGACTACTTCAGGGAAAAGCCGCTGGTAGTAGTCTGATTGTACCGTTTCATTGATCTCTTTCGAGTTGTCGAGAACAAGATCATCGGAGTATGATAGGTGTATGAACTTACTGCGGGGGTTTAACGCCAGCCCGTAGGCGATGAAGTTCTTAGAGACAAGTTCGGTCTTGCCATATCGTGGCGCAATATTGATAATAAGACGCTTTATTTCGCCACGGACGACTTTGTCAAGAGCTTCGCATATTTTGCGATGATGATCGCCGACAATAAACCGCATCCCCGTCTTATGCTTGAACATGTAACGGGTGAAATTCAGCATACCGGAAAGACAGAAGGTACGCTCTATGTCTATGTCGCGAATCGGAGTAGTGCGTTAATACTCTTCGTTAAGTTTTAACCCATATTGTCTTGCCTCTTCGGGAGAGAGAGTGCGAGGTGGAATAAGTTCGGCACCATCTGCTCCTGTAACCTCTTGACGTTCTACATATCCCCGTTTTTTTCCGCGTGTTTTGAGAGTGAAAATGATCGCTGTTTCGGAGGGACGTTCGATCCAACCGGCAAATCTCTTTTCGCCATTCTCGTCCTTTTCGATGGCCGGAACGCCGGCAACCAATTTACGCAGGTTGCTTTCGGCCAAATCAACGAACCGTTCACGGGAATCTTCGAGGGCTTGGGCGAATTGCTCATCATCATTGCACCATGTGTAAATTGTGCTACGCTCTACACCTAAATTAGCAGCTATGTCTGACAAAATACCGCCGCAAGCATTTGCAACCTTGCGAAAGGTATCTAATTTCGGTTTTTTGGAGGGCATTGCCATTTTTTATACTGTCGTTTTTGTCGTTATTCGACCCGTTCAACCATATCCGAGAACATTTCGCCGGGGATTATTTTGTCGTCTGGCCTGAACCCGAACCGAAGCATGAATGATGATTTCGCCCTATAAGACTTAAAGTTGAGCATTACATAGGATTCGATGTCTTCCGCTTTTTGCTCTGCCTGTTGACGAATCTGTTCTTTCATCTCCTTTACCGCGGCCTTGCGTTCCTCAAACGGTCGTTGTATCTCTTCGAAATCACCTAACGTATCAGACAGTTCTGAACTTATTTCGTCCTGCATGACGGATATACCGTATATGTTCATGTCTGCTTCAGAAAGGCCAGCGGCTTTATAGTCTATTTCCGGTACAAGTACTTTTATTTTCTCCATGTCGAATTCTCCCATTGCGGAGGGCGAGTTCATGAAGATATTTTGTTCGCGCTCTGTCTTGTCGTCTAACTCTACAGCTTCTACCTTGATCTCATAATCCGTTTCAGGTGTCCCGTCGTAATTGTTGATGATGTCAAGCGTCTGTACGCGCTTGTGCCCTGAAACCAGATAAGATGACAACTGATTCCATACGATACCGCCCAGATAGCCGACAGTTTTAAAGTTCTTTTTGAGCTTCTTGATGACTTCAGGGTCTTCTTTGCGTGGATTGTATGGAGCAAAGTTGATTTGTGATCGCTTGATTACGACCGTTTCACTTTGCTTGTATTTGGGCTGCTGCTCTTTTCTCTTCGTCATATCGCAGTAATATATTTCGGGATAAGGGGAATACTTTGTAAATCTTTTCGAGGTCTTGCGGATAATGCCGGCGGAGGTAATCGAATACCTCCGGCAAAAACGTCAGACCTTGCGATTTGTTCTTGTTGTAGGATATGGGTTCAGGCAGTTTCTTTGCCTTGATGTAGGCCATGACGTCCGATTTCTTCCACTTGGATAGAGGATATACCTTGTTCGTATTGCTTATAGCTTCGTTCTCGTATCCGCGCAACATAAGACAGCGATTCATTCCGTCCGACTGCTTCATTCCATAGAAAGAGTAAGATATTCCCGTCTTCATCCGGACGGATTCATCAACGTCTTTCAACGATAACAGCTTTACATTGGGGTTAGGAATGCAGTATAGCCCACAACGCAAAACACGCGTCAACGTCCAATGGGGGACTTGCAGTATGGTAACATTGGCATAACGAGCTTTGACTGCTCGCAAATAGTTGTCAATGTGGTCGAGGCCCTTGACGAAATACATGAACACGCAAACGATCTCTTTGAAGTGCGGAGCCATTAGGTCGAGCAATACCTCGCTGTCTTTGCCACATGAATAAAAAAGGATCGCCCTGTCCGTTTTTTGACGGACAGAGGCAATCACTTCGTTTGCATGGTCTATCGGGGTCATGATTAACCTGTTGCCATGCCAAAGGCGGCGCGAATGTCGCGTGCACGACCGGCACGATTCGTCGCACGACCGCCTACTGCACGATAACGAACACGGCTAGCGCCTGTCGTCCGATTGATTCGATTTCTTACTGAATTTCGAGTGCAGCTTGAATTTTAGAAGTCTGACAATAATGTTTATTTTCTATCCATTGACTAACCCTAATCTGGAGCGCATAGCCGAGACAGCTTGTTTGTTCCCTGTTCTCTGATAATAGGGCAACAATGCCTTTGCATTCGCTCTCATGATTCTATTTGACCTATCAATACCACCACCGCTTACCCTATTTGCATTAGAAATAAGAGCACGTAGCGTTTGTTGCCCGATTTGTTCTGCTGTTTTTTGTCTTCGTCTTCGAGTGCAGCAATGATTTTAAGGGTTTAACAATTCATTTTCTCGATTACCTTGCCGAGGTGGTAGTCGATCTCGGTCATGGTATATTCGTTACCGTTGTGCTCGTACACAATCGGCTCTTTCGTCTCTTCGTCGCAAACATCTACCAGCTCGACGCCTTTGACTTCGACCAGCGCGCCGGGGCGATTCTTTTCGTAACCTACCCAGAACTGTATGGCATCGTAGTGGTTGATAACCGTATCAACGCCCTTCTCGCTGTCCCACGCCGATTCGGGCACGTCACTGTCTTTCTTGTAGACTTTGCCTGTGTTGTTGTCTCGGTATGAAATGTATTTCGTGTTGGTCGGGCGTACTTCGCGGGTCTCGACCGTTTTTTCACCCGACAAAATGGCGTCGAACCATTTTTGTTTGATGATAAGCGTTAAAATTTTCATAGCCGTAAATTTCATTAGTAGCGGGGGCAAGAATCGAACTTGCGCCTGCGGGACACTAACCCGCCGTGGTAACCTCTGCACTACCCCGCATATATCTGTTCGATGCAAAAGTGGACACGTTCGGCACATTATGCAAATCTTACTATTGAATTATTTATTAAAAATACGATTTTTTATTGAGAGCTGCAATTTTTAAGGTCTTTTCTTCACACACCCTTTGCAGCGGATAATCTCAAGCACTACTGCGTCATATTTGACGATCAATAGGCCGTCGCGATTGTTGTCTGCACCTTTGTAGGCTTTACACCCACACTTCAGCCGCGTGCGGTGACATGTCGCGTCCGTCAATTCGAATGCCTTTTTGAGTAATGTCAAATCGCTGCGTTTTTCTACGTACATCGTTGGTTTCATATATTATATAACTTTTACAAAGTTGAACATTCTGAATGACCGCCAGCCCTCGGCAACCGTATCGTAATAGGTTACGAGGTGTTTGTTAGGCTTACGGTCGTCACCTTTTGTTTCGGGGCATAAGTCGTCCTTAAGCGTACCGAATGCCTGTCGCAATTCACCCGTACTCGATTTGAGGTAGAAGAACTGCACGATGCCCGCGCGCATCTTTATCTTCAATTTGAACACCTGCCATGCCTTATGCAGACACTCAGCAAAGGTTACACCCGTCGCGCGGCACATCTGCCACGCCGTGCGCATGATGATGGAAAGGTCGGTTCGTTTCATTGTTATATAGGTTAAAAGTTGGTTTTTAGTTTGAGTAGTCGCAAGCACTCTTTCAACTCGCTGTCTGTGTATTTCTTGGCGATCTCTCGTGATATGCCGTTTGTGTTCATTGCGATTTTGATCGCAGCCTCTCTGTTCACCTTGAAGGATTTTCTTGTCTTCATAGCTTTTCAATTTTTTCAAATGTAACATAATACAGCCTATTGCCAACGAGTACCATTGCGATATTCAGTTTATCGAACTGTCCTCGATATTCACCAGTATTGCGTCCGAATCTCACCGGGTCGCCAATTTTTATGTCTTTCATATCTTTCATTTTTACCACCGGCGGCAGGTGCCGCCACGCTTCGGGCCTGAGGTCTGTTTATAGCCGCCCGAACGGCTTTTTAATCGAGTTTGTAAAGCAGCAACTGGCAATCTTCAACGTGTAGAACTCTCGTCGGTTCGACTTTGTCGATGTATCCGAAGAAGTCGTTTTTATCTGCATAGACGTACGCCCACTGGCCTTTCAGTTCGATTTCTTCTCTTGTGCCGAAATAGGCTACGGTGTCATCTACCTCTTCAACAAGGCCCCATGCCTCATTGCCAATACCTTCTCTGTTGATCGCGTCGATCACTTTAAATGCAAATGCGTTCATAGTTCTATTGTTTTTATTTGTTAGTTCAACATTTTCTTCAACCAGTCAGCAGCTTCTTTGTCTTCTTCGCCGTCCTCGTCATAAACTGCTTCAACGGCTACCGTTTCGTCCTCGATCGACCAGCTCGGCGCCGTCCAGTAGTCACCCTTGTCCTCGACGATCTCGGCGTCGTATGCGATAACGGCCGTAATACCGTTACTCTCGATCTCGAAGGTCTCGGCTTCGCCGTTGAGCTTCGTAATGTACGCTGCCGCCTGCTTGGCGAGGTTTTGCATCGTGGTATAGGTTGCCGTTGTCATAGTTATTATAGCTATTGGTTTTATTTTCTGATGCAAATATAAAGCTATAAATTTAATTATGCAAATAAAAATTAAAGTTTTTGCTATTATTTTTGTAGAAAAATAAAGTTATAGCTACATTTGTACCAACACCAAACATTTAAAGCTATGGATATAAAGAGATCAATAAAAGCTAACGGCTTAACTGTTAAAGAAGTGGCCGAAAGAATGGGAATTACACCCGTAGGACTTAGCCAACATATTAATGGGAATCCGAGTGTAGAAGTGCTTGAACGTATCGCCGCTGCTATTGGCTGTAACGTGGGGGATTTTTTCGCCCCTCAGCCGACGAACACGATAATGTGTCCGAAATGCGGTACGGTGTTAGAGGTCAAAGAAAGGAAATAATCATGGAGCAAGAGTTGATCCTATACAATTCGGTGGATGGGAAAAGTCGCGTATCCTTATTAGCACGCGACGGTTCCGTTTGGCTCAATCAAGCACAGATCGCAGAACTTTTTGCCACCTCTGTTCCCAATATCAGCCAACATATAAATAACATATTAAAAGATGGTGAGTTACCAGATGAATCAACTATTAAGGAATACTTAACAGTTGCCCCAAACGGCAAATCGTATCAAATAAAATTTTATTCACTGGAAATGATTTTGGCAATAGGTTTCCGCGTCCGATCCATCCGTGGCGTGCAATTCCGCCAGTGGGCAAACCGCAATCTCGCCGAATATCTCCGTAAAGGCTTCGTTATCGACGATGAGCGCCTGAAAAACCCAGACGGCCGCCCCGACTATTTCGACGAGTTATTGGATCGCATTCGGGATATACGTGCCTCGGAAAAGCGATTTTATCAGAAGGTGCGCGATCTGTTTGCATTGAGCAGCGATTACGACACGACGGACAAGGCTACGCAAATGTTTTATGCCGAAACGCAAAATAAGCTCCTCTATGCCGTAACAGGACATACATCCGCGGAGATCGTGATGCAACGAGCCGATGCAAATGCTCCCAATATGGGGCTTACCTCCTGGAAAGGTGCCGTAGTACGCAAGCAGGACGTTATTATTGCTAAAAACTACTTGACACACGACGAACTCGATTCTTTGAACCGGTTGGTTGTGATCTTCCTCGAAACAGCCGAGTTCAGGGCAAAGAGCAGGAAAGACCTTACGATGGGATTTTGGAGGGAGAACGTAGATAAAATTCTGGTATCGAACGATCAGCCCCTTTTACCCAATGCCGGTACGGTTGGCAAAGAGCAAAAAGACGCATTCGCCTACCAGGTTTATGAAGAGTTCAACGCCCGCAGAAAACGTAAGGCCGCAATCGAAGCCGATCGGGAGGATATGGAACAGTTAAAGGAGCTGGAATCCGAAATCAAACACCGAAAATAAGACCTGCCTGCATTGCGGGAAATTGATAACCATAAAGGTGGAATAACCACAGCGACACGACGATATGGAACTGCAACCCATCCAAAGCAAAATTTACGAAATACGAGGCCAGCGGGTGATGCTGGACCGTGATTTGGCGGAATTGTACCAAGTAACAACAAGCGCTCTCAATCAAGCGGTAAAGCGTAATATCGAACGCTTTCCGCCCGATTTCATGTTTCAACTGACAGATGCCGAAACTGAAAATTGGAAATCACAAATTGTGATAACCAATTCCATCACGATGGGTTTACGCCGCAACCCCTATGCGTTTACCGAGCAAGGCGTTTCTATGTTATCGGCTGTTTTGAAAAGCTCCGTTGCCATACAAGTAAGTATCGCTATTATGCGTGCTTTCGTAGCGATGCGGAACTACATCACGACCACGACGACAGTAACGGCCGAGTTGGCCGAAATTCGGGCGAAACTGGCGTTACTGGAGCGGGTGGACGCCGACAATGCCGAGGCGGTCAGCGATCTGTCGGAAGATATGCGCAAGGAGCTTGATAATATCTACAACGCTATTGCGGCGTTGTCGGTCAAGATACCGCAGGCACGCAAACCCGCCCGCAAAATTGGATTCCAACAAGCGGAGCAAAAGGCGGAAGAGTAGCAACGTACCCGACGAACACAATCACCTGCCCGAAGTGCGGGACGGTGCTGGAGGTAAAAGAAAAGGAATAAATAAAACTACATTCCTATGACACAAAAGCAGGCCATACAGTTGTTCGAGGACCGCAAGGTGCGCACCGTTTGGGACGAGCGGACGGAGACGTGGTATTTTTCCGTTCTCGACGTGATCTCCGCTCTGACGGACACCGTGAATCCGACCGATTATTTCAAGAAGATGCGCAAGCGGGATGAAGCGCTCGCCTCGTTCGTGGGGACAAATTGTCCCCAGATAGCCATGAGGTCAGAAACGGGAGTGATGCGCAAGACGCTGGCCGGAGATGTGAAAACCGTCCTGCGGATTATCCAGTCGATTCCGTCACAGAAAGCCGAGCCTTTCAAGCAATGGATGGCGCAGGTGGCAAGCGACCGCCTCGACCAAATGCAAGACCCTGAGTTATCTATTGAGCAGGCCGTAGCCGATTATAAACGCCTTGGATATTCGGATACATGGATTAACCAACGCTTGAAAAGTATCGAAGTCCGTAAACTTCTCACTGACGAGTGGAAACGCGGGGGCGTTGATGGAACGCAATATGCCACCCTTACGGACATTATCACGAAGGAGTGGGCCGGACGTACCACGAAAGCCTACAAACGTTACAAGGGGTTGAAAAAGGAGAACCTGCGGGATAATATGACCAATGTCGAACTGCTGTTGAACTCATTGGCCGAGGCCTCTGCTACCGAACTTTCCCGAAACGAAAATCCAATAGGTTTCAAGGCCAACGCCAACGTCGCCAAACGGGGCGGTACAGTAGCTAAAGTTGCCCGACAACAACTCGAAAGCCAACTCGGACACTCTGTCGTATCACCCCTCAACGCTCGGCAATACCTCGGAACGTTGCCCGACAATCCGCCACCCGAAACAGCGCACCTTACTTCAGCGGTAAAATCGACGAAACCGATTACATGCGACACCTCAAACGAGGAGGAATAAATAGTTCTCAACTTAAAAACACAAATGAAACTAAAGTAATAAACGCATCGAATTCGATGCGTTTTAGAATATGAAATGTAATATGGAACCGTCTCTGAATATTCGATCATTTCGAATAGGCAATTTAGTGTATAACCCCCATCTTGAGCGAATTGGGTATATTGCAGAAATTACGCGTGCAGACATGACGTTATTTCATGGTGAGATGCTAATTAAGGAAGCCGGATTTTATCATGAGATTTTAGATAAAGTAGTATTATGAGATGTTAGGCCTATACGTTTGACTCCAACGTTATTGGAAAAATGCGGCTTTGAGAAAGAATTTAGCGACTGTTACCAACGATTTGACTACTATATCATCCCCCGTGTGATATGCTTATCTCCTAAAAAAGAAGGGTTCTGTTGGCAGGTGGAAGACGAAATCGACGATTGCAATGTGGATGTGCCCATAAAGTATCTGCACCAGCTCCAGAATATATATTTTACATTGACCGGAACGGAGCTGAATGTAGAAAAGATATATGATGCGAGAATGTAAAAAGCCGAGGGAACTCGGCTTTCTGTTTATCATTTCAAACCGACCGAATCAAAAATAGGGTACGGTTCGATATGTCATTTTCTCGGTTCATGATTGAGGCGGGATTGTGAGTTGATTATCTTTTTTAGTCGGTCTCGACCGCAATACCTCCAATATCACTCGGTCACCGTCGAGAACCAGCATCCCGTGCCGACGGGGATCACCACCTTTTGTGCGGTGCTCGGCCTCGCATTCGGTGCGGATCCGGACACAACGGAAACCTGCGGCCTCGAAAGCCGATCCGATTAACGATAGGTCGCTGCGTTTGGGGACGCAGTACATGGGGTTAATTGCCGCTTCGATGCGGCCCATGCGTTCGATGCGCTTTTTCATTTTGATTTAGCAATAAAAAACTGCGTTACGAGTTGCTCGGCTCAAAATGCAAGCCGTCGGGCGTTTCCGCTACCGAACTCGACGCAGTTAAATTTAACTGTATGTATAGATACAAAATACCCAATATGGTTGGATATGTTTGTATCGCATTTTGATTTAGCAATGCAAATATAATGATTTTGTAGGGAATAACAAAGGCGAGATTTATTCTCGCCTTTGTTTTGAAACATATATCCTATCTGATTACTTTTTTTGAAGTTTTATTTCCAGTGTTATATTATCTCCTGCTACACCCATAGACACTTCGGCAATTCCGTTTGAGATAGAATGTACTTTGTATCTGTATAATTCTTCCCCGTCTATATAAGTATATATCATATCCCCTTCAGCTTTGTATGTTCCTGAACCGTTGCCAAAATACCCGCTTCCCGAATATGTACCATTTTCATAAAATACAACAGAGAATGCAAGATTTGTGTGTGGCGGTTGGGTTATATCTATCCATTCGCCGTTACTTTGTATGGCAATTCCCTGCCATGTGCCATAAAGATTCTCAATGTCGAACTTGAACGATTCTTGCTCATCCTTTTCGCACCCCATAAAAGTAACTGCACAAATAACAGCCATCAAAAGTAAAAATTTTTTCATAACATAAATTGTATTGGTTAGATGCTGCAAAGTTACAAAATTCCCCCCCCCGCAAAATAATGAGCCTATTTTTTTGAAGTTGTGCCGAAAGTTCCGAGGTTTGTAAAAACGCTGAAGCTATGATTTGGATTTATATTTTGCTATTCGTGATTATTGCGTTGATTGTGTATTTGATCTATCTTGTTCGTTTTTGGGGCAGAACTAATATTGAATTGACAGGTGATACTTATACTGGATTAAACAATGTTCTGTGTAGAATATTGAATCAAGACAGATTAAAAAAGTAATTTACTGATTTTTTGCATTGCAATCCAAGTCCATTCAAAAATAGTGTGTCCCCAAAATTGAGAGGCGCAAATAGATATGATAGCTAATGCAATAGCCCAATGCGCTTCGCGCCTACTTATTTTTAAATTGCGAAGTTCTAAATTATCCCGTTCTTCTTGTTTGCGTTGTTCGTTATAGATGACTGCACATCCTCCCTGGTCTTTACACACTGATAAATTAGCCGCAGCTTTTAACCATATTCCACCCCCTTTTATTTCAATGACCATATGATCTTCAAGAACGCGCAGTATTCGCATCCGTTGTTCTTCATTTGGGATTAATGTTTTGACGGCATCCATATTAAAATAGGCCGGATTTCTTGATAATTCATTTAGAAAAACGTCGGCAATGTTAATGTCTCCTTTTTGTAGTTTGGCTATCATAAGGTTCATTGAATAGTAATTCAATCTGAAATTTGCATCGGCTCCTATTTTTTAACTCTTCTTTGAATGCTTATTATCAGGTGTCTGAATTACAATATATTTTTGTAATTCATTGATATACATTATTTTAGCTCCAATTTTATGGGGGGGGGATTTTTGACCCCTAGATCTGTCGGAGCAGCCGGAAAGCCTGTAGAAACGCCTGAAATCGACGCAAACAGCCTATCGTAACGAACATTAAGGTCTTCCATCAGTTTATCGGCGACCTTTACGTCTTCTTTCCGCAGTAAGGTTTCCAGATGCAATATGCTGTTTAGTTAGTTCCACGTTCTATTTTCGGCGGGCCGGGCCTCTCCCGCCGGATTTGGGGCTTCCTTTATTTCAGATAAAATTTAACGGTTGATATGAGTTGGTCCGATAGTTTGTAAATGTCAGTAAGTGCTGTAATTAAATGTTTTGTTCCTTTCTTTTCCTCGTCAAACGTTTCAACATACTTTTTCCCTCCGTTGAAATGCAAGCGACAAATAGGCTTTCGATTGTTATCATCGAAAAGGATAGCGAAATATGACTGCGCATCCCGATCTACGACCCGATCAAGATCAACGGTATTACAGAGAATAGCTCGCACGATGTAGAATCCCATAAGTTCTTCATCAGTGGTCACTATCTTATTTCCATCTTGCATATCCTCTTCATTTGCAACCGATTTCTCCGTGGAGACATTTGAGGACACCTCGACCGACGGAACGTCAGGCGTAATGGCAGATTTAAGCCTTTCGTTTATATAGTCATTCGTGTACTGTTGAAATGCCCGTTGAATCATCGGACGGAACTCGTCAATGATGTTCTTTGTTACCACTCCGTCATAAACCTGTTTAGTCATAAATTTCACAAATAAATCGGATGGATTACTACTTTCCTTGACAATCAATGACCGAAGCGCATTTATGTACTTCATTTCTGTGGCGGAATTGAGTATCATATACGTATTATACTGGTCATGTCGGAATTGCTTCAACTTCTCAATATGGCTATCCTTTAAGTTAAGCATATCTATCTCAAAGAACGGCTTATCGTCCATTTTGTTAGGAGTGTCCAGATCTGTATAGAACTGATAGTTGATTCCATTCGTTAGTACTCCAAATTTGGCCTGCGATACATGGTAGTAGCGGAATAGTTGCGCCTTGTATTTGCTTAAGTCAGCCGACCAATGTTTACACTCAATTAGCATGATCGGCTCGCCGTCCATACATACGGTATAGTCGATTTTTTCGCCTTTCTTCGTTCCATAGTCGCAAATACATTCGGGTGTAACCTCTTCCGGATTGAAAATATCGTAGCCGAGTGCTTGCAAGAACGGGAGGACAAATGAGGTCTTTGTTGCCTCCTCCGTCTTTACATTGTCTTTGAGTTTGCCGACGCGCTCAGCAAGGATTAGAAGTTCGTCTTTAAAGTCCATAGAGTTGGTTTATTTTGAATTATTATCGTCTATATATTTGAGCACGCGTTGTAGTATTTCTCCGTTTTGACGGATGATTTCTGAATTTTGGGTCAATATTATTTCGTATTGCCGATCTCTTTTCTCGAAAAACGAGATGAATTTTTGATCTTCCATACTTGAAATAGAGGGTTCGCGATTACTATAATATAGTAGTATGTATTTAGCATTTGCTTCACTCGGCTCTACCTTGCCACTTAACCATTGACCTATAATCGATTGGGATAATCCCGTGTCCTGCGATATACGATATGCCGTATAGCCCAATTCTTTAAGTAGGTTTATGGCTTTATGTTTCAAATCTTCATTCATGTCGCGATATTTTTATAATACTACATATAAGTATAAATATTTCCAATATAGAATACTTTGATATTTTATTGTTGTGCTAAAATATTTTAGTGTATTTGCATTGTAATTCAATTATTGTATGACAAATTTAATTACAAATAGCGAAAAATCAAGAGGTAACAATGCTGTAGCATTGCTTTTACCCTTCGAACGGTATGTTCAAAGTATCACTAACCTTGAAGAACGCAAGCGACTTTGTGATACTTGCAAGCAGGCTATCGGTATTCGAAGCAACACTCAATTATGGAACTACCGCGTAGGCAACGTCCGGCCTGATATGCTGAAGCGACGAGAACTTGCCAAGATCATTCGCCGTCATTCCGGCGATAGCAGCTATACCGCCGACAACCTCTTTCCCGTGGAATTTTACAACAGATAGATAATATGAAACGTATTCAAAGATTTCACAAGACGAAATGTGCGGCAGAACGATATATCGCAACACTCGGTACTGATGCCCGGTTTTATCATGCGTATAAATGTACGAGCGGCAGTTATTGGGTCGGGACGGAATTAGAATGGTTGAATCGGTACTAATACATCATATGCAAACGATCCGCAATATAGAGTTTTTCAACGATCCCGAGGGAGGGGTAATGGTACGCGATACCGAAGGCGTCCATACTTACCAGCCCGAAGACAAGATGCTGACAGGGGCATTGTTTACCCGCATCGAGACCGAATATCCGAAAGCATTCAAGGCTCTCGCCGAGATTTACCGCAAGAGCCGTGCAAACGTGAACTACTACCGGTTCCTGATCTGCCACCGTTTTATTCGCTGCAATTTCGGACGGTTGGACAACAGGCAGGACATCGACGGGATGGGGCGCTTCACCTTTGAGGATGTGAGTTGTCCGATCAAAGGCGAATGCAAGTATGCCGGCATTATATGCAGCCCCGAGTTCGATACCCGATTGACCGAGCGGCAGAAGGAAGTGATGAAACTCTATATGGAGGGGATGGGCGATGAAGAGATCGCGGATATGCTTTACATATCGCCCGAGACGGTGCGCACAACGAAGCGCGACGCCTTCCGTAAGGCCGAGGTACATTCGTTGGCTGAGTTCGCAATCCAATACAAGGATAAGTTATGAAAACTCCGTGGCGATGGTGGCGGGAACGCCAAGCGACCGATAAAACATGCAAACACTTGGCGCTCATGACGGAAGATATTACAAATATCACAGACCGGCTGGTGGCGTTCGTGTGGGAAGATATTGAAAAGATCATAGACCAAATGTCGGAGGATTTGTTCCGGCCGATTGAAAGTATTAAACCAATAAAAAAGAATGTGATGAAAGATTTACTTAGCTGCGAAGGCCGGAGGTTCCGGTGTAAGATTGATGGTACTCTTGCCACAGGGATAATTCGAGTGGTAGATAAATGTGGTATTTATGCCAAAATGAAAAAAATGGGTTTCACAGCATCGACAAAAAAGGATATAAATATGCATGGTATGTTTACTCTGGAACCGAAGCAGATTTTGCTCGTCCCAATGTCAGGGTCACCGATTTCCGGGTTATTCCTATAACCGCCGAAGAGATCGAAGCCTACAAGGATTGGCAGGTGGGGGATCGACTCAGAAAAAAAGACGGATCATCCCGAACTATAGAGGTTATCTTCCGCTTCGGAGAACTCATAGTGGGCAAATTTATCGATACAAGGAGAGCTTTAACTAACTACACCTGCGATGAGCTATACGAGGATGGTTTCCGCCTCATTGTCGATCCTGCTCCTGAGGAGGAGATCGTCGAGGTGACGATGGACGAGATCGCCAAGTTGAAGGGCGTGCCCGTTGAGCGGCTGCGAGTGAAGAAGGAGGACAAATAACGACAAAGAGTGCGTGGTAGAATGGTATTACGAATCGATTAGTGGTAAAGACCAAGTGTACTCACGATGCGCTTAATGGACAGTACACCCTGAAGAGCGCAGATGTTCAAACAGAAGCTAACCGATTGAAAGGCATTCCAGACGTGGAATGTTTGCCAGTTCGAATCTGGCCGCACTCCCTAATCAATATAAAGTATTATGAACGAGCCAATTATTATTACCACTCCCGCAGAATTGCGCTCTATTGTCGCTGACGAAGTGGCGGCGATTTTGCCGAAGCTCGCCGATTTCAGGCGTAAGAATGAACCGGTAGAAATCGACAATTTGTCCGTTGAAGAAGCCGTGCGGTTTATTGCGGAGCAAGGTATCCCGACCACCCGTTCGACGATTTATAATTGGGTTTTTCTAAAAAAGATCCCATTTAAGAAAATTGGACGCCGCACGGTGTTTTCCAAAAAGGAGCTTCTTGCTTGGATCGAATCCCGTACGACTTTGCCGGAGGACAGACGGGCCGTTGCAGCTGCGCGTATCGCCAAAAGTGCTAACTGCAAATAAAATGACAGATAGGCTACTACCGAACCAGTGACTAATATGTACTTCTATGCTGTACTGGTCGGCCCTGGTAGTGGATCAACCGAGCACTATCCGCGCCCAACGTTCTTTCATTCGAGTAAAGTTAAGAGTTGAGATTAGTTGAGTTTGCCATTTCCGGGCGCGGATTTTCAAAGTCCGTATCGGGTTGAATGTCCCGGTGCGGGCGCAAAGGACGGCACGGAAGCCGTAGGGGTCCTAAAGCCTGCCATAAACCCCGGCCGCAAGGCAGAAAGGCTGGAACGAATAAGCGGTTCATTGAAATACGAGAACCATCCGAAGGGATGTAAAACCCGGCGAGCGACTTGGCGCAGAAGGGCGGATATTAGGCCGATCAATACCAAAAAGCAGGCGACGATCCGGAGCAATTCGGGGAGCCGGTAGCGATATACCCTGCGATTCAGTCGTGGTCTTCGATGACGACAGGGTGCAAATTTTAATCAAAACAATTTACGTGCAATGTCAAACAAAGTATTTACCCCAGAGAACATTTCCAAATTAAAACAGAACGAGGTCTTTGTATTCGGCAGTAATAAGGCCGGTAACCACGTTGGCGGCGCAGCTCGTGTCGCGGTCGAGAAGTTCGGCGCGATCATGGGGCACGGCGAGGGCTTACAGGGCCAGTCCTACGCTATCCCTACGCTCGATGAACAGATGGACAAGGTGTCTACCGAGGAATTGACGCGATCGGTACGGAGATTCGCAGACTATACACGGTACAATACCGATAAGGTTTTCTATGTAACCAAGATCGGATGCGGCATCGCTGGATTCTCGGTCGAAGAGATTGTGGAAGTATTCAAAAGCGTCTCGTTCGGCGATAACGTGGTGCTTCCGCAAGAGTTCGGCGAAGAAAAACATATCGATGGATTTAAAGGGTTCAATGCAGATATGACCTGCCTGGGCTTCAAATTCGAGGAGGGCAAGACTTACGAAGAGGATGTTGAGTTGAAAGTTTGTAATCGAGGCTTTCATTTCTGCGAATCACCGTTCTCTGTCCTTAGCTATCGTGATATGCTGGATGATGAATGCAAGTTCATCCCTGTGCATCATGTAACAGCTTTGGGGCGATGTCATTCCGACTCGGATAAAACGGCGACGACAAAGATTCACATCGGGGCAAAACTCGATTTCAAAGGATTCATTAAAGCTGGTATAGATTTCATTTACGAGAAGTGCATCAAAGAGGGTCCGACCGACAATGTTAATTCGGGCGACGACGCACAGATCGGCTCCTCGGGCGACCTCGCAAAGATCGGCTCCTCGGGCTACGGCGCAAAGATCGGCTCCTCGGGCGACGACGCACAGATCGGCTCCTCGGGCGACCTCGCAAAGATCGGCTCCTCGGGCTACGGCGCAAAGATCGGCTCCTCGGGCGACGACGCACAGATCGGCTCCTCGGGCGACCTCGCAAAGATCGGCTCCTCGGGCGACGACGCACAGATCGGCTCCTCGGGCTACGGCGCACAGATCGGCTCCTCGGGCTACGGCGCAAAGATCGGCTCCTCGGGCGACGACGCACAGATCGGCTCCTCGGGCGACCTCGCAAAGATCGGCTCCTCGGGCGACGGCGCACAGATCGGCTCCTCGGGCGACGGCGCACAGATCGGCTCCTCGGGCTACCTCGCACAGATCGGCTCCTCGGGCGACGGCGCACAGATCGGCTCCTCGGGCGACCTCGCACAGATCGGCTCCTCGGGCTACGGCGCAAAGATCGGCTCCTCGGGCTACGGCGCAAAGATCGGCTCCTCGGGCTACGGCGCAAAGATCGGCTCCTCGGGCGACGGCGCACAGATCGGCTCCTCGGGCGACGGCGCACAGATCGGCTCCTCGGGCGACGACGCACAGATCGGCTCCTCGGGCGACCTCGCAAAGATCGAAAGCGAAGGTAACAATGCTGTTGTAGCAGCCATAGGTATAGATTCAAAAATAAAGGCAAAGAAAGGTAGCTGGATTACCCTCGCTGAATATGGCGAGGATCTGAAACCAGTGTGCGTAAGGTCTGCACAGATCGATGGGAAATCGCTCAAGGAGGATGTTTTCTATCAACTGAAAGGCGGCGAGTTTGTCGAAGCAGCAGAATAACAGCAAATATCATCCACAAGTAAATCTTTACCAACATGCAAACCTTCTTTTCCGAAAGCACAGTCAAAAGTCTGTGGGGCACGCTTGCGGGCCGCCTCTGGCGTGCGTGGTACCGCCTCAAGAGCAAGGTGCGCCGGATGATCGACAAGTCCCGCCGCCGGGCATATAAACTCCAAAACCGACCCCGTGTCTATCGGGTAGAAATTCGATAGGACTTATCGTAATTTTCTCATAGTCGGCATAATAAAAGTATGTTTTTTGCATAATGAAAAACTTTCGTATCTTTGGAAATATGAATAACTCAGATGTTATGCAGGATATTAGGCTACATATTCATATTGAGGATACGCAACCGATGGAACTGCTGGATTTAACAAGTTCTCTCGTCGCGTTGAATAATCAGTATGTGGCTTACCTCAAAAAGCATCCCGAACAAAACATAAACAGCGATGCAAAGCTATATGTTAAAGAGATTCGGCATGGGAGCGTTATCGTGGAGCTTATCGATACTCTGGCAGTTGCCGTGTTGCCGTTTATGGAAAATGCCAATTCCATCATTGGTTTTGTCGGATATTGCAAAGATGCGATAAAATACTTTTTAGGGAAAAGAGCTGATAATCCGGGCTTGACGATTTCCGACTGCCGAGACTTCGGCAATTTAGTAAATCCGATTGCGGCGGATAATGGAGCTGTAATCAATATTGGGACATATATCAATGGAAATATAAACGTCGGATTGCAAGTGGATAGCATTGAATCTAATGCAATACAAAATGCCATAAGGAAAGAAATAGATAAACTATCGGCACACGAGCAAACCGACATCCACAAGAATGTGCTAATGACATGGCAGCAGGCCAGCAGCGACATAAAAAACAATGCCAAGAACAGAGGTGTTATTGATAGTATTTTCCCGGGTCATGCAATGAAAGTATTGTTTGACGATGAAAATATAAAGCGGATGATGTTGTACGGAGAAGACAATCCACTAACCTCGGTATATGTGGTGGACGTTAAAGTGGAAACGTCACAAAATAAGCCCGTTGCATACAGAATAGTCAAGTTTCACGAGATGTTCGAATCATAGTAAATTCCTACATCAACTTTGAAAAGGTGTCGATTTCGATGCCTTTTTCTTATTTGTTATTGCAAGATAAAAAATGATTTCGTATATTTGCCTTGCCAAAGACTCACGGTAACGTGATTACAAGTACATACGAACGCTATTTGAGGCGTGTCCCTGTTGCACTTCTACTCTACGTAGTCGTGGGTCTTTGGCGAGATTAGGGGGCGCGTCTCTCTTTTTGTACATTTTTGTTAAACTAACTTGTGTTCAATTAAATGCCAAAGACCGACACGAGTAGTAAGGTGAATAACAGTACCCTTACTCCGGCTGTATTCGACGTACAGCAACAAATCCATTACAAGTATCTGTACAGAACTCATCTCTTTCGAGTTGGCTTTTCAGAGCATCCCGAAACCTATCTTGTTAATATTAGCGGCACAACACTCGACGATCACAAGGTCGAGGTATCTCGCGTCTATGATGAGCTCCATCCATTGATGGCCATAGGACGTGCCGTTACGGAGTTCTACGACAACTATGTATGCGGCCGTATCGGCAGCATCATTATCAAACAACGAGTTGTCAAATAACCAATTCAGCTATGGCACACGTAATAACGCTTGCCGTTGTGATCGCACCGATCGCAGCGGTGTTCAACTGGGTGCTGTCCAGGCCCCGGCGTATGCGGATCACCCGCTATCTGTTGAATGAAATTTTCGAACAGCGATGAATACAGACTTGCACACAACAAAAGGCAATGTATCATGCCATCGGATGTATGACGAGTACATCGATTATCCGAGTATCGAGTGGGATAAGGGACTGCAAGCGACAAGTAAGTCCGAATGTCCCGCTCCATCGGATCAAATCCCTTATTTTCGGATCGGAGCTGCAATCTATCGGCAGGTGGCCGGAATACTTCAGGATATGCTCGGTGATCGTAATTGTCTGTCAAATGTAAAGATCGATTGGGAGGATGAGGACGGCAATAGTTACACCTTTACGGACAGCTCTGTTTGGGTGTATCGTAAGAGGGTCCGATTCCCGGAAGGCAGTATGGAGGTCGTCGATGACTTGGGTTCGGGTTGGTGGGAGTTTCACAGTTATACGCCCGAAGGTGACGAGAAGATCAACGATTTTCAATTCAGCAAACTCAAGGAATATATCTGTTTAACCGAATAAAACATGTGAAACAAATGAAAACGAGAATCGAGATTTACGAAATCGACCGCCCGCAAAACATTGTTGCCTCGGGTTCTTGGAATAGGCAACTCTCGACTGCCGAGATACGCAAGGAAACCAAATATATGATGCGGTATAGCGATTCTAAAAAGTTCGCATCACGAGTGATAACCGATAGAGATTGAAAATATGGAACTGCGTAAAATATCCGAAGAACAGAAAAGATTACTGGATCGGCCGCTGCCTTCAGAGGCAATATCGCCGCATCCGACAAAGAACTACTTGTCCACGATCAAAGCGATCTACGTTACCGAGCGTCTGAATGACGTGTTCGGAGTAGGTAGCTGGCGTGTCCGCTCCGAACAGGTTGCCCGTGACAATAAGATGGTGGTTGTCAAGGTAACGTTCGAGATACCTGAATATGGTATCTATTATGAATGTTATGGAGGTAACGATAACTCAGATTTGGGTGATGCCCACAAGGGGGCTACAACCGATGCTTTGACAAAGATCGGGTCCTGGCTCGGGATTGGTGCCGATGTATTCAAGGGTAAATCGCGCAATATGTCAGCAAAATGCGCGGCAGCTGCTCCGGACCCTCTCGCTTCGGCCCGGCCCGATACACCCCGGGCAAAACATCGGATTACGACAGATATGCTTGACGATCCGATCAAGTGCGATTGTCTGCTTAATTGGGGTTATGACTTATGGACCGCTTCAGGCTATGCGGCAGATTTCGATATTGCCGCACGTCTTCTGAAATCTTATGACGCCGATACTGACGTGCTTAAACGTTATGCGGCTTTGTTCAATTCTTATAAGATGGCTCGGCATGGAAAATAATTCATTATTGCTCTGTGAAACGGCCTCGGTCAGTGAATTGACCTCTCGGGCGGTCAGGGCTGTCGTAAACGGGGATATTGACCCGATAACGGCCCATATCAATATCAGCAGGATGGAAGCGGCAATCAAGGCGTTCAAGGATAATGAAGAGATCCGGGACATCACACTCCGCGAATTATCCCAATACGGGAAATCGCACCAATTCGGGGATTGCCGGTTGGAAGAAGCCGAGGTCGGTGTCAAATACGATTATGCGGATTGCGGTGACAGTAAGTTATATGATATGTACGCAACTCTTGAATCCTTGAAAGCTGACATTAAAGAGCGAGAAACAATGCTTCGACAACTGCCTGTTTCCGGGCTTGCCGATCCCGAAACGGGTGAGATGCTTTACCCGCCCGTTCGAAGTAGTAAAACGAGTATCAAAACAACATTCAAAAAACAACCGTAGCTATGTCACAACTTATCAATGTATCGATTTGCGTTTCGGATATTCCCCGCGACCAGATCAAAGTTGCCAATAATGGCAAGAAGTATATCGCCGTATGCGTTTCGCAGTTCCGGGAACCGGATTCCTACGAAAATACCCATTCGGTATTTATGCGTCAGACTAAAGAGGAGAGAGAGGCGAAAGCACCTCGTGTTTATATCGGCCGGGGTAAGGCCATAAACTTCACTTCGGCACCGGTTACAGTGGAGAATATCGCGGATATGCCTTTGGCAGATAGGGTAGATGATCTTCCATTCTAATATTCGGAATCCCATGATCGGTTATGAAATCAAGTCTTGGGAGATTCGGCAAATAGTACGTATTCTGCGTGACCTGGAGTTTTGCGATGCCTCGACTATCCGAGGACTAAATGCTATCCGTATGGGTAGAATCCTGTATAAAAAAATAATTAAACGCCATGCAAAGAATCGAACAAATACGGAAGGAAGCTCGGAATATTCAGATGGCTCTTGAATGTATGAATAATCCCAATATCGAAGCCATGATAGAGCGTTTGGACCAGCTGGGTGTTTACTACGCTCGCAGCGGTGAATTGTTGAGTGAGGTTGTCGGAATGCGTGACGCTGCGGTGGCCAGGTTGTTTCACGATGAAAAAGAAACGATTATCAGTTTGTCTCCATCGTTGGCGACAAAATTGGTGAACAGTTCTGCTTCGGAGCTGAATGCTTTAGAAAAGTGGTTGGACCGCATCAATGCATCTTGCAAGCATCAGTGCGACAACCTTCGGACTATGATAAGTTACGAGAAAGAACGCTTAAAATTGTAAATAAAGAAGATGATTGAAGTGTTTGATAAACCACCGAAATAATACAATGATATGGCCAATATTAGGGTCGGATTAAGCTATTACAGCGTCGATACGGATAGATATTTGGATATTCGGATAAGGCGGCTTGTTAAGGCTTTCGGTTGTGACGGTATTGCGGTTTACGACTACTTGCTATGTAATATATACCGGGTAAAAGGCTGTTTTGCTGCGTGGGACGAAAGTACTGCCTTCAACGTGGCTGAATACCTCAGGTTAAAGGAGTCGGTTGTTTTGGAGATTGTTCGGTACTGCGGTGGTGTGGGTCTTTTCAATAAAGAACTGCTCTCTCGTGGGATCATAACGTCGGCAGCCATCCAAAGGCGATATATTGACACTTGCATACGAGCGAAACGCAAGAATCTTGAAATACCGGAATTTTGCCGCATTCTTCCGGAAGAAACAGCCAAACTTCCGGAAGAATCGCCGAATACTCCGGAATTTTGCCGCGAAGTAAAGAAAAGTATTATATCTTCTCCTTACGTCGAAGATATAAATAATCCCCCCTTATATCCCCCCGAGGGGGAAGAAGATTATATTCCGACTGAATTTGTGACGTTGTGGGATAAGTTCAAGGGAAAGCGCAAGTCGCTTACCGATGACTACAAGGACTTTTGCAAAAAGACGGAGGGACTGGTTATAGATTATGTTAAATTGCAACGCAGCGCTCAATTTGCGAAAAATGTTTATTTCCAAACGTGGTTAAACGACTTTTTCCCGAAAAAATCCAGGCGTAATATAGATCTCTCGGCTGTCGAACCTGCGTTCCAGCCTATCATGGCGGATTGGCTTGCTTACAAGTCTGAACGCGGACAGACCTATCGACCGCTCGGATTACAGCGTTGCTATGTACGCCTGCTGACGCTTTCGGGCAACGATGCGGCCAAAGCTCGCCGTATCGTGGACTTCTCGATCGCCAACAACTATTCGGGGCTGTTCCCTCCACATGACCAGGACAATTCGGCAAATCGCCATCCGGCAACGGACTATCACGCCCAACCGGGCCAAACGTATGAAGACTTCTGACAATGAACTACGATGAAATCCTGAAACAGTTGAAAATCGAAGGTAATCCTACGCCTTGCGCCCGTTTCACCTTCAGTATTCCGAATGCGAAAGAAGAGTTGGTGACTGCGATGTCCGCAGTTCTGGGAGCTATGGGCGAACGGTTTGTCTGGTTGCCGGAATACGACAAGGTAGCGGAATGGCTGTCGGCAAACAACGGAAAAGGGTTACTACTGTTCGGAAACTGCGGACGCGGGAAATCGCTGTTGGTCCGCTACGCAATTCCGATGTTGCTACGCAAGTTCGCCAACCGGATCGTAACGGTCGTGGACTGCGGGTCACAGAGTGTCAATATCGACGACGTAATTAAACGCAAGTTTATCACACTGGACGATATGGGCGTGGAGGTGGACCGAGTAGAGTTCGGGACACGACGTAATCTGGTCGTAGAACTCATCAACAAGGCACAGGACAATCCCGATACGCTTCTGTTCATATCTTCGAACCTTACAGGCGAAGCGATCAAGGACCGATATGGAGATCGGATATACGACCGGATCAAGTATCTATGCCATCGGGTCGCTTTTAATGGAAACAGTTTACGCAAATGAAACACCTTGAATCGAACATCCAACGCGCTTTTGTACGTTGGTTCCGGCTTCAATACCCCGAGTATGCTTTGAATTTGACGAGCGTGCCCAATGGTGGATTGCGAAGTAAAACCGAGGCGGCCATCATGAAAGCTGAAGGGATGACGGCTGGAGCGGCGGATTTACTGTTACTTGTTCCCCGAGATGGGTTTGGTGTACTGGGACTGGAATTTAAGACCCAAGTAAAAGGAAGTCGTCAGACCCCAGCACAAAAACAATGGCAGAAATCTTTTGAACAGGTTGGAAACAAGTATGTACTTGTTCGCACACTGAATGAAGCTATAACGGCAGTTCAAAATTATTTGGATAAATGACAAAACGACAATTTTATCACTGGCTTCATTCTGCCGAGTGGTTCACTATGGGTAAAACGCATTGATTATATGACCAACCTTTCTTACCGCCAGGCAATGTTGATTAAACATACGGCCTGGATGAACACTCGCTTGCTCGCGCGGGGTCCTCGGCCGGAAGACGAGCGGTACGTGCCGCTCGCGGTGCGGATGCTTACGCTGGTCGGCTGCTTGAACTACGCGATGCTCGACCTTGAGTCCGAACTCACGGCATCCGGCTTGTTCCACCATGAAACCAAACGCCGCTATACGCAGGCTCAGACTTTGGTCTCGCAGGCTCACGGCGTCGCGTGGTCGATGCTTCGCAAGATCGACGACCGAGCCGCCCGGCAGTACAACGACAAGACGGACGAGGCGTATCGGACCATCAGCGGCTGTATCCTGTTGGAGGCTCCTCAAAGGTCTTACAACATCGTGCTGTCGCTGTGTAGGATCATCAGCTCTCTCAACGGTCGGATTTCGGGTCGCTACGACTTCAACCCGGCCAAACCTCTTGTACGCATCCCGGCTCTGTTGGAGTGTATCGGGATCGAGGATTGTAAAATAGACGGAATCATCGAATTGAATTTAATAGATTAACGAAAATGAAAGAATACACACAAGCGGATTTCGATGCCTTCGAGGTGATCGACGGAATCAAACAATGCCCCTCGGGGGATTACAGTGATATACAAATATTCGGCGAGCGGTGCTCCTTCGGCGAGCGGTGCTCTTTCGGTAAGGAGTGCTCTTTCGGTGAGGAGTGCTCTTTCGGCAAGTGGTGCTCTTTCGGCAAGTGGTGCTCTTTCGGTGAGGATTGCTTTTTCGGTGAGGAGTGCTCCTTCGAAGGGAAAGGCGAATATATCGGCGATTATCCTTTCCTGGCTTTTGTCGGGTTCGGCTCCCGGATCGGCAGCAAGGTTTACTTTTTCAACCTGCAAGACGGCATTTATGTCCGTTGCGGCTGCTGGCTGTCGAATATAGCGGGGTTCCGGGAGAGAGTGAAAGAGAAGAATGCCGATGCGATGTACCTGGATTTATGCGATCTGGTTGAGAGGAAGTTTAACAGGAAAAATTCGAAATAACTATGCGGGCGAACGAATATCAGACACGCGCGATGAGTACGCGGCTGCCGAGTTGCGAGAATGCGACCTATATGCTTTTCGGTCTGATGGCCGAGATTGGCGAAATCGCCGACAAGATCGCCAAATGGCGCCGAAAGGGAGTGTGCCGGCTGGATATGGATCATTTGGTCTTCAATACGGGTGATCTGCAAGAGGTGGAGGGTTACAAATCCGAGCTGATGAAAGAGGTCGGGGATTGTGCGTGGTTTATCGCGGGCATTGCCGATTGCTTCGGCTTCACGCTCGAAGAGGTCATGCAGCAGAACCTCGACAAACTCGCCAGCCGCCGCGAGCGCGGCGTGATCGACTCAAACGGGGATAACCGATGATCGCTTATGACCCACGCCTCTCTTTTCAGCGGAATCGGAGGGTTCGATCTGGCGGCCGAGTGGGCGGGCTGGACGAACGCCTTCAACTGCGAGATCGATCCTTTTTGCCGCAAAGTATTGAAATATCACTTCCCGAATGCAGAACAATATGAAGACATCAGAACGACCGACTTCACTGTCTGGAAAGACCGTATCGACGTGCTTACCGGTGGATTCCCGTGCCAGCCGTTCAGCCTCGCAGGAAAGCGGCGAGGTACAGAAGACTACCGCTACCTGTGGCCCGCGATGCTCGACGTTATTCGGACTGTTCGACCGCGCTGGGTCGTTGGCGAGAACGTTTACGGAATCGTTAATTGGTCGGAAGGGTTGGTATTCGAAAGGGTGTGCGCTGACCTGGAGACGGCAGGATACGAGGTGCAGCCGTACATTATTCCGGCTTGCGGTGTCGGCGCTCCCCACCGTCGGGACAGATGCTGGTTTGTTGCCCACCGTACAGACGCAGGGACTGAAACGATGCGTGAACGGTCGAACGGAGTTCATGCCGACAGTATTGCTTCCGACACCCCATGCCTCGGACGCATCACGCGGAGGTCAAAAAGTAACCGGACTATACAAAACGAGAAAATCGGGTCTAACATATATGTCCCTGTTGAACGATCTGGCAGTAAGCGGACTTTTACCGACCCCGACAGCGAACGATGCGAAGAATGTAACGCTTCCTGCCAGTCAGGGCATATGCAACGGACTACCCAAAACAGCGATGCAAAGCGACGAATACCGGACTGGAACGGGTTCCCGACTCAACCCCCTGTATGTGGCGGAGATGATGGGTTTCCCGGGGAATTGGCTGGTATCGCCTTTCCTCGGTGGCGCCGGGAAGCCGTCAAAGCCTGCGGTAACGCCATAGTCCCGCAGGTGGCATTACAGATTTTCGAAACGATAAATGAATACGAAAGGAAATGAAAAAACACTTACTTACAAGTTTTCTTTTTGGAACACTGACAATTGTTTTATGTGGTATTATATCCGGGGAACCCTATCGCTCGATTGCATGGGCCGTAATATTGGTTATTCTTATTATCTCCGTCATTGCAATTGGGATAGCGACAACCGCAATCTACGATTTGTTGAAGCAGGGGATGAATATCAACATGCTGACTATCAATGGCGGAATCCGCTTTTTCGACAAAAGCAAGGCCGACAACCCCGATATTGAGGAGAATCAAAACGATCAGAGGAAATGAAAAAAGTAATGTTCAACGATCTTTACGGGTAGTTTACGAATTTGAGTTGGTGAAACAACGAGATTCGATGCAGAACATTGCAAAACTTTGAAAAACTTTCAAACATTTTGAAATATGAGAGAAATTAAATTCCGGGGCAAGCGCCTCGACAACGGAGAGTGGTTGTATGGCAGCCTTGTCATTTTGAATGGGCGCTATTTTATATTCGATGATGCAAACAGACACGAGGTCGATCCCACTACCGTCGGCGAGTTTACGGGGCTGAAAGACAAGAACGGTAAGGAGATTTACGAGGGGGATGTGATACGCTCTCCATTGTCCGAGGATAAAACTCGCCCTCATAGAATCTTTTACCATACCGGCAACGCAGCTTTTATGGGGGCCTTGGTCGATAGAAAGGAATTATGTTATTTAAGATTGGATCAGGATTGGATTTATAAATTTGGAAAAGAAGTCATTAGCAACATCCACGACAATCCCGAATTTCTGAAAGGAGGCGAGCAATGAATAGGACTATGAAACAATGGCTTTTGCCCCTTATCTGCCGCTGGTTCGGGCATAAGGATTTCGAGGAGGTATATTGCGTCAAATCGCCCCGAAATTGGTTCTGCCGCCAAAACAAACCCAACCGATACGACGTGGTGCATGATATTGTTTGCTCCCGATGCCGGCGGGTACATCGAACTATCCTCAAATCCCGAATTAGCCGCGCACAACTCCTGCATGACGGTTGGTTTATAATCGACGAATAGCCATGAAAAGCAAAAAAGCAAAGGAATTTATCGACGGATGCTTGAATCATCTTGTAATAGAGATGAGCGACCACGCCAAATGGCAGCTACGAGCAGCAATGAGCCATACAGCCGAACTCGCCGAGCAGGAGGCCGAGGAAAGGATGCGGGATAAAGCGATCGAAGCATTTTGCAAGGATTGCCCAATTTACTCAATACAAACAAGTAATGGGGGAAATTGCCCCGATTGCAGTGCATTAAACGCATTCAAACAAAGACTGAACGAGGAATGAAATTCACAACCCATTGCTTTGTCCGCGTCGAGGATGCGGAGAAGCGAAAAGATGTGATCGAGTGGTGTATGCATATTGGCTATGAATATATTTATCCCCCAAAAGAAGAGAGATTAGGCGATAAGGTAATATGTGACACTTATTGTGTCGGCGTGGCTCATGACGCACAAACATTCACCGCCTTGAATTGCATAGACTGCGGCACCAACATCGAGCTGTTCAGGGCGCTGGCGGCGATGAACAACGAGAACGATCAGGAGCAATGGTACTCATATACGGAATATCCGACTAATGAGAGTAAAAATGGGGTTAGACGGCTTATTTTTAACGAACATACGCGATTCGATTCTTTTGTAGATGTACCATCAGGTTATTACCGCAAGGCTACAGTCGAGGAGATCGTCGAATATTTCAAAAACAATGAGAAATGAAAACAATTGAGGAAAGAATACAAGAATATGTGGCCAATGCCTGGGTCGAACTTGATCAATTCAATGAAGACCATGTAACTTTTGAAAATATCGTTACATCCGCCTGTGTTGTTGGCGCTAATTTCGAATATGAGGAATTGACCCGCTGGCGTGATCCGAAAGAGGAGCTGCCGCAAAATGGACAACTCGTGTTGTGTAAAACCTCTGATAAGAAACTTCCATTTGTCACTGTTAAATATGACCGTTCTGAATGGTGGATATATGTGTATCCCGGATGGGCTGGTATTGGTCATAAGATTATCGGCTGGCGGCCGATTCACGAAAATGAGTAAGATGCTCTGTGCATTTTGACTAACCAAGTAACTAACCAAGAATATCTATGAACACGAAACTCAAATCAGACTACGAAAAAGCCTGCAACGCCTATTTGCAGGCTTTTTGCGAGAAACACGGCTATGATTATGAGGATGCTACGCGGAGCTGGGTCGGCGGCGATGTCGGCGGGATCACCGAATGCGCGGACTATATAGTTGGGATGGATGACATCATCACCGACATAGACCGGGACGCTCCGGAAGATGAGTTTGTAAAGTATTACGATTACTGTCTGCGGGTGGGGAGTATCGCCTGCGGCAAAATTAGTACGCCCAATTACAGCAGCTGGCTCTCGGGGTGTCCACGCATGAGTGAAGAACAGATCACCCGGCTGGAGGAGTTGCAGAGGGACATACGCAAGGCGGAAAGAGAGCTGGAAGAACAAATAAGGAAAGAGAAGTTTTAACCGGGAGAGGCAAAATCGCTCCCTTTTTTATTCATATGGCAGTAGATACATCTAAAAACGGTACAGTAGATCGTGCTAAACTTCTGGCAATAGAAAATAAATGTACGAGAATAATTCGAATTGCGGGGGTAACGTTTTATGTTGCTCCGGATAAGGATACACCAGAACACCGGAGGCACTTAATCCGCGTTTTGGAGAGTTGCGGTCGGCGATATACTCAAAAAGCAGGTAGCTATGAATCGGAGATTTGAGGTGAGAATCGACATTCCGAATAGTTGTGAATTGATTGGATGCAGATCGGACGGAAACATGGCAATTATTGTTTTCGAAGATTGCAGCGGCCCAGAGATCCGGCCAATCGGTTTTTGTCGGGAACATTCCGGAGAAGTACCGGACGCCTTCGAAGATGAATAAAAAAGAGGCAATTCCGAAGAATCACCCCTCACACCGATACAAATATAATGATTTATTCGGAATTTGCAAATGGGACGATATAGGAAAAACGAACGCAGAAGCGGGGCACGTGACGATTCCGAAATATACATCAGTTATTCACGGAATCGATTGCTCGAAATGATTATCTGCCGGGAAGCAAGGATGGGCGTGAGTTATCGCCATGATTTCGTCTATCGATTCAAGGCACACAAATCCTTGCCGTTTTTATGGCGGAAATTCAAAAGGAATATTAGAGAACACATTGACGGATGGCAGCAGGAGCTGCCTTTATTTTGATGAATTTGCGGAAAGGGAGAGGATAATAACCGTGCAATTCGGAATATATGATGTAGAATTACATCCGTTCATCCTATTGCATAATTGCAATTAGACGATAAAAGTGTTCTTTTGATTCATTCTGTTAATGTCGTTTCAAGCATTGAACTCTATTGGGCGGGAGCCGGACGTGAAGCTACTTTATAACGTATCTTTCGGGGCACACGAAGGAAGTGCGCCTTTCGCACGTTGTCGGGACATTGACGAAGATATAAAAGCCGATCTTATCCAGCTATTATATCGATTCTATCAATTCGCAGATTACGGCTACATAAATAGGGTAGCAGCATTCGCTGATCTCCAACAATGACATCAGATATTTAGTTTGTTTGTCCATAACCGTCGCATTTACCTTTGCAACAAATAAATTGGTGAATATCTTTCCAAAGCATTGTATTTATCTGTCCTGTCAGATAGGCTACTTCTTCGCCTTGCATCGGCATTGCGGATGCTACGGCGATGTCGTCGCACAGGTGCCGCAGTTCATGCTCGAAAGAGTTCAGGAATTGTGCCTGGGATGACGCCAATCCTACGACTACGACAGACCTTCGCCGGGTCTTGTTGGAATAGGTGAATCCCGAATCCATATCGGCCTTTTCCAAATTTTCCCGTACTCGCTCCATAATTGGCCTGGGACACTCTATCTGTTCCAAAGAAAAAAGGATAGAGCGCGTGTGATAGCCATGTACGGCGAAGTAAAACCGCACATGCCAATCATAGTTCTCTATCCTCAGATCCCGCAGCTTCATGTCGTTGAATACACTTTTTGAATCCTCACATACGGTCTTTCGAGCCGCGTTCTGGATTTGATTCTGTTACAGGACATCTTCCCACGGAACATTTGTTCCCGACCCTATCAGATCGGCGAAATATCGTGTGAAGGGCAGCCCGGGATAGGCGTCTTCATCGTCGATGAAATCCTTGACGAACAGGGCCAGGTGTTGTTCATCGGCAATGGATGATCCCCAGTAATCGGCCCGGGCCATATTCGCGACATATACACAGTCGTAGCCGTTGTCGTGCTTGAGCTCGATACCGTTCGTCTTGAGCAATTTGTCGATCTGCTCTTTGGTGATGGGTTCTATTTTCTTCCCGTCGCGGTCCTTCATGCGGCTGACGGCAAATTCACACATTTTCTTCGAAAAGGACCATCCGTTTTTTTCGAGGTATGCGCGAATATCTGCCGGCATGGAGTCCCTTGCGTCCAATCTTTCTCTGTCCATAGGTTTCGCTGTTAAAGAGAGGGGATTTCTCCCCTCTCCGGATTCGTTTTACCGGCGGAATCTGGAGTAGGGTCCGGTTCCCCGGACACCTCTTCGTTCGCCATATCCGTCGCTGCCGTATTCTCCGCCACGTTCGCCGTAGCCGTCGGGCATGTAGCCTCCCGTGTGACGCTCTCCGTAGCCGTCGCGCATTTCGCGTTTGGCATCCTCGTAGCCACATTCGTAGGCTTCGCGCATCTTGCGTTCGATTTCTTCACGCTCGCCGTACCCGTCACCGCGGTACCGGCCTTCGATTTCCCACATTCTCATGATTTGCTTGTTTTAGCAGACATTTGCGATTTAAGAAAGGCGTCCAGCGATGACTTCATGGAGGCGAACTCCGTTTGCATCTGGCGAAGTTGTCCCACCTCTGCCCGCAGCTCCTGAAGCTCCTTGTCGCGTTGCACCTGACCCGCGTACGCGGGATTCACTTCGCGCATGATCTGGTCGAAAACTTCCAGATTGGCCTTGTGTTTTTCGTAGGAATCCACAACGGACTGGCTCTGCTGCTTTGCCGCATTGATGGCGTCTATGAGCCGTTCGCGGGATGTCGTGACCGTGAGTCCGTCCTTTGTCACCATATCGGCATTTACCGGGACGACCCATTTCTGGTCCCCTACCGGGAAGCTGACGGAAGGCTGCGCCGGGGGAAAGTTCCCGGGAGCGGGGAAATAGGGCTGTGGCGCCTCTTCAAGCGTCGCCATGTAGTATTTGGGAGTTCCGCGCATATCGAGTACATATACCGGAGCGCCTTTGGTTAAATTCGCAAACATCTTCGGTTAATTGTTTTTTGAAAGCTCCGGAGGGGCGGTTTCCCCTCCTGAAGCCTTCGGTTTATTATTGGTTAAACGGCCCCTGTCATCAGTTGCAGGGTGTCGGTCTGTTTGTCGTAGAAGAGCTGGAATACACCCGTCCCCGGAATATCGGACACGGTGACATTGGCTCCGTTGTACGTGGTCACATTCTTGGTCACGCCGTTGGTTTCGAACAACACGGGAAGCGTGCCTGTCGTGCCTGCGGGTATTGCCTGCGACAGCTCGACCAGGACTATCCCCCTGTACCAGGAATTGGCAAAGGCGTGGTTTTGGAATGAGAACACGACATCGGCGGCATTGACCGTCACACCCGTAGTTTTGATGACCGGAATCCCTCTGCGATTGACATACTGAAATGGGAATACTGCCATAGCATACCTCCTTTCCGTATTAACCCCAGAATCCTCCGTTGCTGCCGAGGCCGAACGCGGCACCGAAGCCCAGCCCGTATTGGGCGGCTACGCAGGCGGGCATCGCGTACACCTGCGGATTGGGAACCACGGTCGTAGGCGGCAGGCCGCACTCGATCTTTGCCAGCCGGTTGCTCAGATCGCCGATCGCAGCGTTGATGGGCGCTACGGCCTGGGCCTGCGACTGCATGATCGTCGCCGTCTGATGTTCTTGGGAGAGCTGCCCGGCCAATGCCGCGCTCTTGGCACGCTCGGCGTCGAGTTTGTTCTGCATCTCACGCATCTCGAGGGCACAGAAACGGTCGTTGATGACCTGCGTCTGGGCATCGATCTTCGAGCCGAGGGCATTGAACTGCGTGTTGGCGTTGCTCGTCAGGGTGTTGGTCTGATTGAGCGTTGCGAGCTGGCTTTCGTAGCCCTGGCGCTCGATGGCGGTGCGGACATCGCAGCAGCAGGAAGCCATCTGCGAAAGCACCTGCGAGTTGCCGGACTGTACGGCATTGATGATCTGCTGCGCCGAGAGGCCCGACTGTGCCTGGATGTTGCACAGAGCGGTCTGGATCTGCTGTACGGAACAGTTGAGCGACGATGCGAGCTGGTTGATGGCGGTGCCGTTTCCCTGAATGGCATTCATCAGCAGCTGACGCCCTGCGTCGCCGTTCAGCTCGGCGGGAAGATTCGAGAGTCCGTTTCCGCGACCGCCGAAGCCACCCCATCCGTTGCCGCCCCAGAGAGCCCAGAGCAGGATCATCCACATCCACTCCCAGCCGTAGCCATTGCCGTAGCCGTTATTGCGGTTGTTTCCGTTCATCAACGCGGCCACGAGGTTGCCGTCCATTGCGCCACCGTTGTCGAACACTAAAGTTTTTTCGTTCATTGTTTTAGACTTTTACATTGTTGCGTCCGTTCGGCGGACGCTGCCGTTGAGCTCACAATGCAAAAATCGACATGAACGATGGGAGAATCAATCGTATCAGTCGCAGGTGGGACGGAGTTTGGACGCAATACGGACGAGGAGCATTTCGAACATTTTACCGCTTTGTTTGCGACGAAGATCGAATTGGGAAATCATCTTCTCTATGGGCCGTCGTGAGAAGTTCATCAGCGAGGATATGACCGGGGCGTGAAATCCCTGCCTCCAGAGGAAATAGACCAGTAAATACCTGGCATCCACGATCTCGGCGTTTTTGGCTTTGGATAGTATTCGCTCTTCCGAAATCTCCGTTTCTTGCGATACCGTGCCGAGAATTTGTCGGTAAAGTTCAGATTTGCACATATAGGATATTTCTCTTACCTTTGTTCACTCTCTTACCAAATAAAAATAAGTGCCAACACACTTGCAAAGGCTTTACAGCCCCTGTCGTGGTGTGTTGGCACCTTTATTATTAGCGGAAGGTAAGAGAGACGCTAATAAAGGCAGGGGCTTTTTTTACGCCCACCCCTGACGGGCGAAAGCTGTTAGAACAGATACTTTTTCAATGTCGGCCAAAGCAGGTAGAAGTAGATTGCCCCGACGGGAATCAACCCGGTTGCGAACAAGTTGCTGCTTTCGACCTGGCAATAGTAGAGTGTTCCTATCCCACCCACAATACAAACGAATGAGAAGAAGGCAAGGAAAAGCAGTCCGATTTTTTTAATTGTTTCCATAATTATAATTCGTTAAAAAGTTATTTCCGCCATAAATCCATACTTATGCTTCCTTGAACATAGGGGCCGTTATCGCGTGGGTCCCAGCCGAGGGATGCCGTGATATTGAACCTTCCGATGTTTCTGTGAAGTTGCCCTCCGATCCATACGCCACCCGTGCGATTAACGTAATAGACGCCTGCGGCAGGCCCGAGTTGCCATCGGTAGGGCGTTCGGATTATTTTCTGCTGCGTGATAGTACGTCCGTATGTTTCGATGTGTTCAAGGGTAGGGTGGCAGTCGCCCAGGGCTATTCCGCTCACTATGGCGAAGTAGCTGCTGTCGCGATATTCCCGGCGTTCGAATGGCAGCTGTACCGGCACACTGTCCCGGTTGGGATTTATTGTTACGGTGGTAAAGGTGGTATCCGCTGGGGCGAACAACCATTTCGGCACCTCTACCGAAATAGCCGAGGACAGTATTTTATGCGGTTGCGGTCTTTCGAAGTAGGCCGTATCGATTCGAGTATGCTCGATGATACGGACATCGACGGATCGCCTGCCGAGCCACCATCCGACAAAGAACAAGCCGGTCAGAAGGAGAATCAGGATTATTTTCCGCAGTACCATAATGAGTACGAGCTATCAACCGTTGATGAACAGATCCCAGCCGGCCATCACGTCCGTCATGCAGGCATCAACGCCATTTTCTACGCGCGACATAGCTGCGACTATCGGGATCATCACATCGCGGTTGGTTGCCGTGATCCATCCGTTTTCCGGGACGCCGGACAATTCGGATACCGTACGGATATATGCATCCGTGTCGTTCTCGCTCGGGGGTGCCCAGCGTGAAATCATCTTCCGAATGGTGTCGAGCCCGTATTTTCGGCTGTAAGTGTTCAGGCATTTGAACATCGCGCGGTATCCCCACGCCATAGATTCGAACTGCTTGAATGCAGCGTCGCGGGAAGGTTCCACCTCTCCCTTCCAATGGGTTCCATCCTTGCGGATATTCCCGGGATTGTTGTTACGAAGTCCTCTGGTCATTTTTTTGTGCTGTTTAATATGTTTTCTACATCTTCAGGATTTACATTGAGTTTGCGGGCTATTTCTCCGGTCAATGCTTTTCGAAACAGACGTAAGAATGGAAAGTTCGGATTGATGATTAAAGCGTTGCCACAGCTCGACCATGCTTCTGCCAGGCAAATGGCAGAACCCAGGATCACGGTCGTAATCTTCGTTTCGATACCTCCTGTCGTAACGAATTTATCGATGAAAACGAATACTACGATCAGATTGAAGTAAACTGCCAGCTTGAATATCGTAGCCCGCAGGAGTTCTGACAGGATAAATTCTCCGCGCTTTCGAGCAACGCATATTCCAAACAAAGCGTCGAAGGCTACGGCAATAAGCACCCCATAAAGTACGAGCTGGTACCCAGCGAAGAAATTCACGATGACGATCAATAGTCCTATAAGCCATCCTTGCACGGTCATAAGCGCTTCGGACAGCTTTGTAGCAATACCTTCCAACACCTTTTTCGTTTTATTAAATATTTTGTCCATAATTATTATATCTCGGTCCAGCCACCTGTTCTGCTGTTGGTCTTATAGACTTTCCCGTTTTGGATGCGTAACCCTCCATTTCCGATCCTGACCTCGAAAATATCTCCGGTGAAGATCGCATAGTTGCTGGATCCTTTCACGACG